TAAATTTGGTATGGTTGAACTACGCTTGAAGAAGTGTGCCGCTTTTGTCAAGACTACTGATGAGATTTTAGAGGAATCTTGGGTTAGTATGGAGCCTCTTCTGAGGGACGCTTTCACTGATGGGCTAGCATGGCAACTTGATAATGTTCTTTTGAATGGGGATGGCGCCGGGAAGCCACTGGGCATCCTAAATGCCACTTGTCTCGTTTCTATAGCGATCGAGACTGGACAGGTCGCTACGACTATCCTGTTTGAGAACATAGTGAAAATGTATGCTAGACTCTGGCGTAAGGGACAAGGTATCTGGTTTGCCAATCACGATGTGTTCAAACAGTTGGCAGTAATGGCTTACCCAGTTGGAACTGGTGGAGTTCCAGTATATCTGCCATCAGGTGCGGCTTCGGGAAAACCCTATAATACACTTATGGGGTTGCCAATAGTATGGACTGAACATTGTCAGACTCTTGGCACGAAGGGTGATATTTACTTAGCGGACTGGTCTCAATACCTAGTCGGCCAGAAGGCAGGTGCAGGTGCAGGTTTGAAATTCGATACCAGTATGCATTTGTATTTTGAGTCAGATAAGACGGTATTTAGATTTGTTTATAAAATCGATGGACAACCGTGGTGGCCTAGCGCTTTGACACCTAGATACAGTAATGACACTTTGAGCCCGTTTATATCGTTAGATGCAAGAACATAATCGGAATAGCTGCCGTCAGGATTTGGAATCCGACGGAGAAAATAATTGACCTGGCGGCGTGACGGGAATTAGACAGAAAACAAAAAAAAGGAAGTGAGTTAAGATGCAAAATTTAGACCAGGAATTGAGGGTTGACAACTTAGTAACTCCTCAAGATTGTAATACCACGACTGTAAATGCTAATGCTGATATGTATCGTTCAATGGCGAAGTACCGCAAGGGCTTGGTAGTCATTACTGCTCATTTAGTTGATACCAAGACTGCTATTGCTGTACTGAGGTCTGCTGAGGATGCTGCTGGAACTAGCGTGGGTGATGTGTCTGCAAAAACTGTCACATTGACGGGAGAGACTGGAGATACTGAAGAGGTCGGAACTATCGAATTTGACGTGAATGACCTGATTGCCAATGATGAGGATGAGTATTTCGCTGGGGTTAAGATTACTACTAATGATACTAGCGTTGTGAGTGCGGTATTGGTTCGTGGAGCAGCTCGGTGGTACCAGGGGAGTAGCATGCCTGTATAATTAGTATAAAAATAAGGGGGGGTTAATTTCCCCCCTTAAGGAAGTGAATGAAGTGCCATCGCCTAAAGATACAGAGAAAAGAAAATTGTGGCTCAAGAGACAAAGCGAATCTCATAGGGGACAAGTTGCTTGGAATATAGGATTGACTAAAGAGATAGATGAAGGAGTGGAAAAAATAAGTAATGCTCTCAAAGGAAGACATCTTTCGGAAAAAACAAAACAAAAGTTAAGAAAAATTTTTAAGGGTTCCCATCATACTGAGAAGACTAAACTAAAAATAAGTAAAACTTCCGAAGGAAAGCATTACTCACCTCGAACTGAATTTAAGAAGGGCGATAAAAGAAGATTCACAAAGGAGTTTATCAAAAAAATACTGGGGAGACGGATACCAACTTCTCTTGAGGAAAAGTTTCAAGGAATAGTAAGGAAATATAAATTACCTTACAAATATGTAGGAAATGGCTCATTCACTGTAGGAAATTACAACCCGGATTTTGTGAATATAAATGGAGAGAAAATAGCAATAGAAGTCTATGCTAGATTCTACAAACGATTAGACGGAAGAAATATAGAAAAATGGAAAGAAAAAAGAACGAGAATATTTAGAAAATTCGGATGGAACATTATCTATTTCGATGAGACGGAAGTTAATAAAGATAATGTCTTGAAACGTTTAGGAGTAGAAAATGAAGATAAAATTGCTTCGTAAATGGATGGGGTGCCCGCGAAGAACAGTTTTAGAGAATTTATCGGATAGGCAATGCCAAATCTTAATAGAAAGGAAGACGGCAAAAGCCTGCGAAGAGAAAAAGAAATGTATGTCAGACTAAGGACGGAATGGAACTCATACTGGAAGGATTCAATTCTTGAACTGTCCGATGAGGACGCAAGAGACCTTATCAGAAAGAGAATAGCCATTTCTGCCAGAAAAGATGACTGTATGAGAGAAATCGGTCGGGGTCCCCGTGATAAAGCTCTCTGGGGACCCCAGAAGGATAAAATGATTAGTCAAAGTCCTAAAGATAAGAAGCGGAACCACCGCTCTGAAGCGCCAACTGGGGCGCATGGAAAAAGGGAGATGATTTAAGTGCCAGTAACACTTGTACGTAGTAGGTGGGATTCAGGCAACCTGATATTCCACGAATCAACAAGTTTAGCTACGATTGCGGATATTTTGAAACTTGAGACTACAATGGTGACAGTAGGGTCTGCCACCAACGATATAGATTTTAAGGTATTTCTGGGGAGTGCGGCTAAGTATGCTGAGTTTAACTGCGGGGATTCTGCTATAAACCTGGTTGATGTTGGTATAGTTGCCACTAAGAGCACGGGTGCGACTGCGAATTCGAATGGCATCTATGAAACTCTTACTATTGATGGAATTGTATCAAACTCAGTTTCAGGTATACGTTGTCTCGTAAATACTGACGCCACAGCAAGAACTCCAGTTAATATTTTTGGTGGTAATTTTGCTGTAAGACTAGCCAATACAGGAGATAGAGTTACAGGTATTCTGGCTGGCCTTCAAGTTGGTGTTGATATGGGTCTAGCAACTGGAGCTCAGATGTGGGCATATGGAATAAATATAGACCTGACTGAAATTGCCACAAGAGCGACTGCACCAAAGGCGTTTGTTGACTTCCAGGATTATGATTCTGGCGGTAGTTATCCCTGTATCAGCCTTTTTGATATTGGTGGCGGTGGAAGCAGAGCGTCATCTGGCGATAAAGCTGCTAAGAAACTGGTTTCTACTGCTGATGTTACTGGCGGCGGTGCTGCTGCTGGAGGCGGTATCCAGATTATAGTAAATGGAACTGCTTATTGGTTGGCTACATATAGTATATAGGATGATTAAAAGGTTTAGGGGCCGACCTTTAACGGCCCCGCAAAAGTAAAGGAGAAATAAGTGAAGCTAAAACTAGGTGAACTGAGGTCAATGATAGAGGTTCTACCAGGTGTGCTCAAGAAGGATTTGCCAGGTGGAAAGACATCTTACTGGCTGGCGAGAGCATTAGTGGACATTCAAAAGGAGTTCGGAGTATTCGAGGATACCAGGAGAAAACTGATAGAGGATAAGTATGGCAAGAAATATACTAAGGACAAGAAGGTAGACGGCAAGGTAGTGGAGAAAAAGGGCGAGCTGGTTATGAATATTATGAAGGATGAGGACGGCAAGGAAGTCAAGGGGGCAGATGGGAATCCAATCAGCTCGTATGTAATGACTGACGAAATAGCTTTCAGAAAAGACTATGCCGAACTATCTGAGCAGGAAGTAGAAATCAAGTATGAGCCGAGACCGATAGACGATTTTATCATCAAGGATAAAGAAGGCAACGAAAGAAACGCTCTCACAGGTGTAGAGATTTTTTCTATGGGAAGGCTCATAAAAGAGGAGTGATAGATTATGGCAGTAGGAACGGTAGTAATTACTGAAGAAATTTATGGCACTATAAAGAAAATCAAGTTTGCCTGGACATCTGGCACTGTAGGGGAAGATGGAACAGCAAGCGGACAGACAACTAATGTCTATTCAGGTAAAATATTAGGATTGGCAACTGATCCAGGTTCACCTGCTCCCTCTGATAATTACACTATTACGATAACAGATGAAGACAGTATGGACGTTTTGATGGGGGCAGCAGTGGGCAATAGGGATACGGCTACAACAGAATATATCCTGTCAACCTCGTTGGGAGCAGTGGCGAATGATAAACTGACTATCAATGTCAGTAGTGCTGGAACATCAAAGCAAGGAATAGCTTATCTTTATATACGATAGGGAGCTGGTTAGGATGACATTGAACGGAAACAGCAAGACGGCAATAGGGATATTTCTCTCAGTAGTGGTAACAATATTCATAATGCTTTTAACGGGAGTGACAGGCTCGGTCAAGGATGTTCAGGCGGTGAACAGGAAGCATAGCGAAAGGATAGTGGCGGTTGAGACCAGGCTAGAGGGGCTAGTTGACAAAATAGATATGATTTACACGAATCAGAAGGAGATAAAGGGAGACATTAAGCAGATACTACAGGCTTTGAAATAGAAAGGAGAATAAAATGTGTGCAGTTATGGAAGGGTCAACACAAAAAGAGATGTTTGACAAGTTAATTCGATTACTAAAAAACAAACTTAAAAAGAAGGATATGGATTATTGGTCGGAAATGCCTTGTTCTGACAAAGCTCCCAAAGATTGGGAAGCGGTAGAGATAGTATTTAGACCAAAGGAGAATAAATGAGTATAATCAGCTTGACGGAAGCGTTAGCATTCTTGGATTTAGGCACGGGCTACTTTCAAATCACCGCTGAAAATGATAAATTGAATATGACCTATAACTCAGTGACTAAGGATGTAGAAATAACGGATGGTACGTATCAGGGTGATGACCTGGCAGTTGCGTTGGAGGCTGCAATAGATACGGCATTTTCTATCACTTCAACGGTAGCCTATAGCTCGACTACTTATAAATTTACTATCACAGTTTCAGCAAATACGATAACAATAGATACGAGTGCCTCGGATGCTGCTCTAACTTTTGGCTTTACGGAAGATCCTACTGCAGCTTTATCGATTGTTTCAGATACAGCAGCCACAGAAGACCCGACTGCACCAGTTCAAGTAATACTTGACGGCGTGGATAGCTTCGTTAAGGGCGAGTGTGACAGAGATTTTGAGTCAACTAGTTACAAGGAATACCAGAACGGCAGGGACAAGCAGAACCTTTTCCTCAAGCAATATCCTATTATATCAATATCAAGGCTGTCAATCGGCAGAAATGACGGTATTAAGGTAAATAATTCGGCCAGCTCAACCTACGCAACAGTATCAGTTACCTCAACAGGCGTGGTATTAAATAAGGACGGGACTACAACAAACTTATTATTCACTGATAACACTACCCTAACCGATATGGTGGCAGCAATAGCCAATGAAACCAACTGGCAGGCTTCAGTAATAACTAGTAGCTATGCCTCATTTGCCTCAAGCGAATTAGTAGAGGTAATGGGCTTACAATGCCTTGACTCTAGCTGGGCATACTTGGAGATACCTGATGAACCTGAGAGTGATTTCGATGTATATGCAGATGAAGGCTATCTGTTCAAGGGAGGCGGGTTCGCTAGTGGAATACGCAATATTAGGATTGACTATACGGCTGGTTATTCTAGTGACGATATGCCTTCACGATTGAAGATGGCTTGCTTAATTTTAGTTAAATTTATCTACCAGAAACGTGAGGAAGAGGTGTTTGGCAGGAAGCAATACGGGCTGGGGGATGTCAAAGCTACTTTGGAAGCCGAGATGCCCGGAGAAGTTCGGCTAATACTTGATAAATTTGATAGGAAAGATGTTTGAAATATGCTATACGTCATCCTTTCTGGATTTATTTATTTATACAAATCGGATACGTATAAGAGTTTTCAATGTTCAATTTATTTTAAGTAGAATTTTTTATTACTCACGACCACACTTTTATAGCAGCATAGAATATGATAATATACGAGACCATAAATATTGTTTATTTGATTTTGTATGGTAAAGGAGAAAAGATGTCTAAGAAATTGACCGATAAGAAAAGAAAGGAAATGCTGGCACAGCGGTATCAGGAAATCAAGGTAAAATCTGCTAGTAGGAAGAGGACGGAGAAAGAGTTGTTTGAGGATGATAGAGTTTGGGAGGTACACTAGAATGATGGGCCCAAAGACGACTATGGTTTTGCAGCGCTTCACTGAGGTATCAGATAATATGGGAGGATCCACCTGGGTCCACCAGTCTTACCGTAAGATAAAGGGAGTCTTAACTCCACTGATGGGCAATGAGCGAATGATAACCGGTAAGACCGAGGTATTCGCTGATTACAAATTTATTATAGATTTCCAACGAGGCTTGACTATAACGGAGAAGGATAGGTTCGTGCTGGGAATCAGGAAGTTTGAGATTTCACTAATAAGCAATCCGGCTCAGCAGAACATACATTTAGAGATAAAATTACTTGAGATTACTTAGAAAGGAGTAGTAATGAAGAAATGGTATGAGAAGGGAATTATAGGTGACCTTAAAGGAGCCTGGAAAAGTTGTCTTATTACTACATTTCTTGAGGATACTGAAGAGATAGCAAGAGAGTCGGTAAAACAATATATAGAAAGGAGTAGCAATGAAAAACCTACTGGCAATAACGGTAGCAGGCCAGCTTAAATGGCTCAAAGAGGCAATATCCACTTTGCAGGATAAAATTGATGTTGTGATAGTGGATGACGCAACTCCAGGTGACATTATAAAGGGCTTTTGCAGGGAAAAGAAATTGGACATTTTAACAAAGCTAAAGCCGATGGGGCTGACCAACTCGTGGAATCTAGTTTACCAGTATTTCAAGGAGAATAACTACGATAATTGCATACTATCAAACGATGACGTCAGGTTTCCTAAAGGATTCTCAGAAGGACTTGTTAACGGGCTAGAGAAGTTTGATTTAGTAGCTCCGCTTTCCAATGAGCCTGGAAATATATTTGATGATATACATTCCCCTGCCTGCCAAAATGTTAGGAGATATACAGATATAGAACCGACAGCTAAGGGAAACATCAATAAGGTGCAACAAGTTCTTTCTGTAAGATACAAAAACAGCCCATATAGGCAGAGTAATTTCTTCAACGGGTTCTGCTTCGCCTTCTCCACTTCGATAGCCAAATTCACTTATAACGAACAATATTTATTCAATCCAGTGCATATCAATACTTGGAATGAGTATGACCTTGTTGACAGAATCGATGGGAAAAATGGCAAGGTAGGCATCTGCAAAACCTCATACGTATTTCACTGGAAGGCCAAGACTACTGAAAAACTTGATAAATATGGAGTATCATTAGGAGACTACAGGGAGCAATTATGGAAATAAAATATTGTCTAGGTTGTGGCGAAAATAAGAGGCGAGGCTTTGTCAACGTGGACTCCTCAAAAGATGTTGAGCCTGATATTGTAGAGGATGTAACAATAACTCCCTGGATATGGGCTAAAAAGAGTCAAGCTGATTTGATATTTGCGGATAATCTCTTTGAGCATATAAGAGAAGAGCCGCTTCTCAGGGTAATGCAGGAGTGTCATAGGGTGCTGAAGCCTAACGGGCTTTTGCAGATTATCGTTCCAATTTCAGCACCGGACAATTTTATGGCAATGTTCTCAGACTCTTCACACGTTAATCATAATTTTACAGCGGAGACATACGACTGGTTTGACCACAGGAATATCAGATGGAAGAAATATGGCAGGGCATATGGCAATCCCAAGTTTGAGAGGACTATGCAAAGAAGGAACGGCAGGTTTTTGGAAGTAGAGCTAAAGGTGATAAAATGAGTAAAGGAGCTAAAAATGGCTAGCAGTTTCAAGTGGGATGACAGCAAGCTGAGGAAGGAAGTTGATTTTACTGTTCACCAGAAAATAGAGAAGGCTTGT